AATCTTTTCAAACGGTACGGCGCGATTCATTGGGGATTGTGGATCGTAATCCATAATCTTGGCTACGCCTTTTGGATCATCTAACAAGCGAGCAATTTTGGTACGAATGTCTCTGGCTTTTTTGTATACATCTTCGCCAGCAACCTTAGTGACATCATTGTCAATTTTGTCTTTTAGGCGGCCAATAATTCCAGAGCGCTCATTATTCCAATTCGAATTAATGTATCTACGCAAACCTTCGGCCTGCTCTACTGTCATTGGTTTTACTTTGCCGTTTGCATCAAGTAAATCATTTTCTTTCAAATGAGCCTCAACCCCGCGGCGCAAAGACATAAAACTGTCTTTAGCTTGGGCATACGATTGATCCATTTGAGTTTGCAGTACATTCTTAAAATCATCAAAAGGCCGTGCAATTCGTGTGCCGCGGTCATATAAAGAAGTTTCATCAAGGCCTAAAGTTCCGCCCGTGCGCTCAACAATTTTTTGGCCAAAGTTTTCTAATGTAGCCCGCTCATTGGCTAGTGTATCTCTGTAAAGCTGGCCTACGGGAGCGTCTACTTTGCTAGTCTGAAACTCGTTAGCCGCAGCAAAACCGTCACCCAAAATAGAGGATTGACGGGCGTTTTCTAAGCCAACACGAGCCAATATTTGCTTGCGTTGTTCTTGCTCTGGCAGATTTACGCTGCCCTTTTGTGCGTACTTAACTTCTGGGAATGGCTGCGTATTGGTTGGTGCAGGCATTGTTGGGGTTTGTATTTTTGGCGCTGGTGGTAATGTAGCAGCCGTTCCACCTTGTTTGTTTTGTAATTGAGCCTGAAACTCTGCATAAGTTACTTTAGGTTTGCCGGCTAAAGTTGGTTCAACTCTAGGTGCCTCTGGGGCTTTTGGTACTGCAGTTCCTAAAGCAGTTTCTACGGTTTCTGCACCCTTAACGATTCCGCGTTGTACGGCTGGCGCAGCTTTTACGCCACCACCGGCTGCAACAGTTCCCATCATGTTTTCAATATCGGTAGCCGGTAATCCTGTTTTTTCAGCAATCCACGCAGCGCCCTTTTGGAAATTTTCACCAACAAAATTAAACAAGCGGCGAGTTGCCTCGCTTTGATATTCTGGAGTTTCTGTTACGCCAAAAGTCTTGCCCATACCAGACTCAAAGGGCGCAGCAGCTGCCGTACTTATTTGTTTAGCCTGCTCTGGCGTTTTGCCAATTGCACGGGCTCCTGCATAAGTAACTGGTTCTACAATCCCTGGAACAACGCTGCCAATGGTTGCATCATAAAAACTAGCAGCAGTACGACCAAACTGGGTTAATGGGCTGGCCTCGCTCATATCTTTAACTTTGCCAACTTTACGGGCTGGTGGCTCGGTTGTCTTAACTTCTACTGGTTTTCCTAAAATCATGTCACCAATAGGGTCGGCAACAGCTTGGCGCATAGTGGGTTGCGCAACGGCCGGTTTATTTGTTATTGGGTAATTATTAAATTTTTCAGGAGTAGTTAATATCTCTTGTAATCGATTAGGGTTATATCCCATATCAGTAAACCGTTTTACCGCCATTTGCACCTGTGTGGGTTGCAAATTTTCAAAACGAAAACTATCTTTAGACGGTTGCTGGGATGGCGGTTTTGAGCCACCTAATATAAGTTGGCCAATGTCTTGCATTACAAATCACCTGAATTTGTTAATTTTACTAAATTGTTGTATTTACGATACAGGTCTTTGCGTTGGTTGTCATCCATATCACCAAGCAACTTGTCGGTTAATTCCTTGCGTTTATTAACATCTTTAACATCACGCGCAATATTCATAATTTCAAAAATACGAGAGTCTGCGTTTGATGACCACATCTGCTGGAATCGTTTAGCGTTAGCATCACCAAATTTTTGGGTATGTCTCTGCATTCCGGTTGCCATCATGTCAAGATTGGTAATATCGGCATCGGCGCGGCGGGCAATACTTAGCAATACATCTGGTGGGAATGTCTCGTCACCACTTGCCATACGAATTAATTGTTGACCGCCAACCGTATCTAATGAGCCACCAACGGCTTTAATGTTAGAAATCTGCACATTAGCCAGGTCTTTAGATAATTGTTAACTTCTTGTAAATTACGCCGTGCCGTTGTCAGTTCAGACTGACGCTGCACTAAACCATTTCGGTATTGGCTGCCAGCGGTGCGGTCTGTTTCTTCTTGCGGAAGCGCAGCAAAAGGTACGCCGGCTTGACGCACCGGATAAGTTAAAGGCAAACGGCCCGTATCTGGCTGCACCATTGATGTTGACGCTGGACCTGCAGCCGGAGCAGCTGCTGGTTTTGGTAGTATGGGAGCAGTCATATCTGCTGGAGTTACGCCTGTAGGCGCTGGCGAAGAAGCGGCTCCAGGTAATGGCAATGTTGTTACGGTTGCAGGGCCGCCACGGAATATGCCAGACTGACCGCCCGAACTTACGATTTGCGGTGTTTGTAATGCTTGTTGGCCAGACGGTCCAATCTGAGATTGGATTACATTATCAAAATATTGGCCAAGGTTTTTGGGATTGCGCAACGCAATTGCGTTATTTCTTGCATTGCCTCTGCGGCTTGGTTAGCGTCTCCACTATTAATTCGAGGGTCATTTCGATAACCACCAACTAAAGACATAATGCCAGCAGTTTGATCTTTATCTAAGGTAAATTGGGATTGTTGCGTTTGTGTTTTAGCTTGTTGTACCAATTCAGGGAATATTTCTCTTTCACGCTGGTATGCTTGCGCATTACGAGCCATGTTAACCATTTCCGGCAATGTCATCATTGTTGGTGGTTTAGCGCTTAATGAGATGTCTGGTTTTATATTAACTGCCATAATTTATTCCTTATGCATTAGTAGACATAGCAAACTGTTGGTATGGGTTTTGTGACATTGCATTTTGTTGCGGATTTGGTACCGCCGGATTACCGCCTGGTGGTTTCATAAACTGACTGAGCATATAAGCATTACCAATATTTCCAAGAGCGCCACTATAAGCATTTGCAGAGCCAACTGTTCCAGCAGCGCCGGCAGCTGCTTGGCCCGTTATTAATCCGGTTTGGCTTCCTGCAAAATTTTGCCCAGCAGTTACGCCAGTATTGACCGCGCCTTGACCCATTCCAGCAATATTGGCTAGGGTGTTATAAATGTTGCCACGCTCAGTCTGGTAACGGTTAAATGCATTGCCATACTCAGTTGATGCTAAATTTTGACCATAATCAGTCAGGGCGCGCATCGTATTTCCGCTTATTGCCCCGCCACCAATATTGGCTAAACGCTCTGTGGCCTGAGTTCCCATGCGCATTCTAAATGCCATACTAGGGTCTAAGTATTCCTCAAATGGGCTACCTGGCCCACTTATTGGCATTGTTTGCTCACCCATTACAGGTGCTGGCGCTCCATAATTTTCGTTATAGAATTTATCAAATGCCGCCGCATCTGAGGCAAGACCAAATTCTTTTCCAAATTGATCTTTACCAGTTATTGTTAATTGTGGAGGTGCTAAAGGCTCACCAGCATCAATCCTTGTTGTTGTAGGCAATCTATATCCAACTTGAGACTGATAGGGCTGGCCAAATCTACCTATTAAAAATGGTTTCATCCGCTCAATATCTTTAAGGGCGGCATATCCTTGTTCGCGGTATGGGGCTAAATCTTCTCTGCCTTGCTCATACATATACCGTTCTTGGTCCATAGCGCGATTAGCCGCGTCCATTTGCATTCTTGCAGAGTCTTTTGCGGCTCGTGATTGCATATAGCCGCTACCAAGCGAAACGGCTGCAATAGTACCGGTAACTGGATCAGGCATTCTCAAACTCCTTTACATAATCTTCATAAGTCTCGCCATACAATTTGGCAACATACTCGGCAGCATGAGCCGCCCCATCAAACCCGTGAACTAAGCGCACTACTTCTAATATTAAATCGTAGTACGCAGCCCGCCACATATAGGCCTTGTGTAATTGTTCTCTATTATCTTCCAATTTGTTAGCGCCAATCCACTTCAAAACAAGAATACTTACTAAAGGCAACAAATTGTGGCAATGGGTTTGGAAAAAATGATTTTGGGGTAATTCCACCATAACCTGATAAATTACCTTTTCTTTTTGTTTTGGGTCTACTGGGTCATCATCGCGCCAATCATCTAGCCCTTGGATAACATCAAAAAAGTCCAAAAGCCACCGTTGCGCAGTCGGCGGCAAACTAAGAGGGGCAAGTAATTGTGCATTCATAGGTTGTAATAGGGAATTCTTTTAGACTCACCGTTTACGGTAACCTCAATAAATCCCTCTGGGTTTGCTGGCAAAGTAGCCGATCCAGCCGTAGCCGTTGTGGCGCTTGAAAAGTTCAACAAGTTTAATAAAAACAGCTGCCAGGCGCGAGTAGGCCGTCCCGTATTATCAATTAATGGGCTGGTTGGTAGCCGTTGATTTTGCGGTGTAGACATTAATTTTCTCCAGCTTCGGCCTTTAAATTTGCTGAAATAATGACTGCCTTGACGGGGTCTGAGATAGATACCTCAAAAACCTTATCACGGGAAAACCCTAACCGCCGCCAAATAGCACGATTTAGGTATTTTCCTTGTTTTCCAATACTTGTCCAATATTCATTAGACCAAGTAGAGCCGCCGTCATTAGACCAGCGCAACATAGCCTGGGGGTCATCCCCTTGGCCGGTAGATAGTCCAACGCCAGGCTGAAACTGAATCTGCAACTCATGGAAATACTGGCGCTGCAAGTCGCTTGTAATGTGTGGGGCTCTGCGAATCCGGCGGATTGGCTGGCCATCGTCTGTGTAATAGTTGCGGCTTAACTGATAAATCTTGCCGTTTTGGTAATCCCCAACCAATACTTGCTGGTTAAAGAATGCGCAGCAATTACCACGGTGTCGCTCGTATTCATTCTGATTGTTACGGTACAACCATTTATGCCAAAGGCCAGTTGTGTTGTCAAATGCCCAGGTAAGGCCGTTATCACCAATTGAGGGAAAGGTCACCACATAGACCTCATGGCCTTCAAGCTGATAGGTCCACGCTATCGCATTAGACACATTCTGATTGACTAAGGTTGTTTCTACCGCATGGGTTGATATTCTTTCAGGAAAATATCCATTCATGCGCACAACCATTGCCTCACCGCGATTGTTTTTGGAGACATATGCAAACGAATTACCCATCCGAGACATAGAATATTGCGCTGCAATACCTTGTTGGGTAGATGTACCAGGAATCCTAGTAAATGGAAATGGCACCGCGCCCGAATTAATCCATACTTCGGAGGACATCTCACCCAATAAATAAACTTCTCGGCGGTCAACAATAATCGACACAAGGTCATCGGGTGAGCCATCCTTACTAGCAAATGATAGCGGGTCGGTAATAGGGCTTAATAAATCTGTGGCAGCCCAAAGCTGCGAATCAGGTTTGTTATAAACAAAATAATTGTCGGTAATATCAACCGTTCCACCACCTTCAAATGGGCCGTCATTAGCTGGTAATACGGTCCAATTCATGGCAAATATAGTTGTGCTACTAACAGTCTGGGACGCGCTAACTGTGTAAGTACCTACGCCTCCTGATCCTGTACCAAACGCCTTAATAATCGTGCCATCGGTTACGCCAGTACCATCAATGGTTTGACCTATCCGCAAAGTCCCGCTAGTGACCGCAGAGACCGTAAGGGTTGTTCCTGATATAGCACCAGTAACAATAGCAGGAGAGGCAACCGAGTTAATAGTAGTGGATGCAACAGTTTGCGAGTTGCTAACCGTATAAGTTCCAACCCCACCGCTACCTGTACCTAACGCAGTAATGACGGTATTTTGGGAAACTCCTTGACCAAAAATAGCTTGGCCAACAGCTATGGTTCCGCTCAAAACAGAGGTAACTGTCAAAGTCGTTGTTGATATTGATCCAGTAAAGGTTGCTGCGGATGGATTGGATATAAACCATGTATAGCGATAAGTCTCATCAACAATGTAGACATTCACGCCGTTATCCACAATTCCGACCAAGCCGGTAGAGGTATTCATCTGGCCAATCATTTTGGGCGTGTAGTCTGATTCCATGACATATACAAAATCACCGCATACGGTCACGACCTGAGCCCCACCGGACAGGGTGCGAATACCACGCACTTCTTCTTGATTGGGAAGAATTGCTACAGTTTCTAAGCCTGGTGTTGGATAAAGCGCTATGATTCCACGGTCACCTTGCGGCTTAGTGGGGTCTATTTCAGGATAAAAATTAATGCATTCTTGGGCATCCTGATAAATAGAGGGAGCCTCGTAAGCTGCGCCAACAAATCCAAAGTCTGGCATTAAAAGCCTCCGGTCAGAATCCAGCCAGCGTCTGCTCTCTTGCCTACAATTAATGAATCCTCAAATCGAGCCACTTGCATTGGTTTCATATTGTTGCGTTTAATAGTTGCCTTAGCGTGGTTAGCAAAGCCGTTAATCATCTGTATTTGCGTTGGACTAGCTTTTCCATACATCGGCATCAAACGCTCGGCTAAACACCATCTAAGGGCCATTAAATAGCCTTGTGGGATGACTATCTCATCGTTAATGGAGGCAAAGCGCTGAAACAGGGTATCGGCAAAAATATGCATCTCGCCTTGGGATGGATTAGGCCATACGGTAACTGTTCCCAAAGATTCGCCTGGCTGATAGTACAGGGCGCGAGGCCACGGACCATTGAGAGTCTTTAAACCAATCAACTCATAGTTTTCTAGGTTAAGAATAGCCACCGGATAATCTAAGCCACCATTCAAAATAGGCTGGCCATTGGAGTTAGTGTTTACCCTAACAAATGCAGAATTAATGGATAAAGGGCGCTCGTAATACGCACTAATTGTCGTACTGGCTACGGTCTGCGAGATATTAACGGTGTAAGTTCCATTGGAATTAACATTACCGCCCGCACCCGATTTAAAACCAGTAATCTTTGTACCAGCTGCCACACCAGAGCCTGACAATGTCATTCCAAGGGCAATGGCGCCACTAGAGACATTGGTAACGGTTAAGGTCGTGCCGCTGATTGATCCAGTAATAGTACCCCCGATTTGGCCACCCGCACCAATGGTGTATTGGGTTTGGCCAGCGGTCAGGGTAAAAATAATTTCGGTCTTATAAAAGACCATCATTTGCTCATTTGACCATTGGTCAACCATGTCATTGAGCATATCAAATGCGTCTTGCGAGTCCGCTGGAGCGGGAGTTTCACCAGCCTCCAAAGCCCCAATGTCTTTTAGGGCGCGGGAGATGATGTCGATTGGTTGTGTCATATCGTCACCTTAAATGTGTCCACGGCCCAGGGCGGTTTAGTTGATATTTCAAAACTAAGCGCATCCAGCTGCTCTTGTAATCTGTATTTTATAAGATGTTTGCCGTCTTGGGTAGCATCTAAATCAAGCCAATGGATAACCTGGTGTTCTGTTGTATCTTCATCAACCATGTGCGGAATAAGCATTTTCCAGTTACCCTCTGTCTCTACGGAATGCTTACTATCCGTTGCTTTGCACCAATATTTAACGGATTTAAGAGCCCCATCAATAATAAGAGTTTCTAATATTGTCCATTGATATTCAGTCATTATTTGCCTTTAATTACCAAGGTACACCAGACTCTTGTGCCGGATTCTTTTGCGCTTCAATCTGTGCTGCCAAACCTTCCTCTACTGTGTTTTTGCCAAGCGATTCTTGCACCCAGCCAACAACTTCAGCTTCAGTCAAATCAATGTAAGGAATGTATTGCTTGCCAGGTTGCTCTGTGTAACCTACTGTGCCGTAGGTAGACGCAGAGTAATCACCATCTACTGCGTTTACTGTGTAATGTACTGTAACTACAAAGCCATCAGAAGTAAGTCTGTCCATCTGTACTACATTCCATGTAAAGCTCATACTGTAATTTCCTTTAGTTCGTCTAAGGTTGTAGCTGTATCAGCCAAGTTAGTAATATCACGCAATCTCTGTTTTTCAGCAACAATAGCAGTCGTATCTGCACCAGACTCTAATGCTCTCTGAAAGGCTACATCTTGTGCTTGCAATAGTGGTGTACGTTCTGCACGTAAACGAGTTTTTGTTATTTCTTTAGCCGCAGCTAAGTTAACAGAAACAACACCATCAACTAAACGCCATGCGTCAAAAAAGTCAGCTGCGTCTTCTGGCAGTTCTGAGGCATCAACAATAATAGCGTGTTCTGGGCAGTCCTTAGCCAGCACGTCTTCAATTGTGTTTGTCTCTAAATATTCTGGTGTTGGGTACGTAACTGATACATTCCCATTTTCGTTAGTAAAAATAATTACTTGTGACATTTTATTTCCTTATCTAGTTACCATAACTGCTGTGTTAGCGTCTTCTTGAGAGCCGTTAAAAAGCATGTTAAATATTTGGAAACTTGTAGTTGTTGGGGTGCCTTCACCTACTATACAGCGTGTTCCACTACCACTTGATTGATTAAATGGCATAGCAGTAACGGCGTAGTTTGCATCTGGCATAGTAAAAGATAAATTAACTGTGTAATGGCCTGTACTATTTCTAGTTACAGAAGATACCCCACCAGATGAAGATATAGCGCCGCTAGAACCAGTAAACTTAACCCAAGCACGAACACCGTATGCTGTAGCTACTGAGCCGTAACCTGAGTTGAATAACAGATTACCAGAAGTATCAAGACGCATCCGTTCTGAACCACCAGCATTAAACTTCATTGGTCCATATCCAGCACCACCATAGTAAGAAGATTCAATGGTAATGCCGTTGGTTGAGGTGCTATCGGTGCTAATAATACAAAGTGCAGCAGTTGATGTATTTGCTACACGAAACTGACCGCCAACAACTTCTAGCTTTGCGTTGGCAGTTGTTGTTCCAATGCAAACATCACCACCAGAGGTAATACGCATCCGTTCTGCGTTGGCTGTAAGAATTGTTATGGGTAGGCTTGAAATAGAATTAATTTCCAAACTAGTGTCGTTGGACTCAATTCTTGCTCGTTGCGTAGTATTGTCGTTAGCAAAATAACGAATTGCTCCAGCGTTTGCGCTTGCTCTGCCACGAACTCTAATTCCAGTACCGCCTGAGTCGCTTTGTATATCTAATGGTGCAGACGGACTAGTAGTGCCAATACCCACATTACCTGATGAATCAATCCGCATACTCTCAACACCACCTTCTGTAAAGGCAATAGTGTCGGCTGCTGGGGAATAAATACCTGTGTTGGTATCGCCAGTAAATGTAATGGCTGGGGCTGATACTGTGCCAGCACCAACAATTGTTCCAGTTGATGCTAAAAATCCAGTAGAGGGATTAAATTGCAACTTGGTAGATGATACATTCTGACCAGTAATTGATCCGCTTGTAGCGCTTGTAAATGCTAAATAACGAGTTGCATTTGTAGTCGTATCGTCTGTAATTGTTAAACCGCCTGCTGCAGATTGCCAGGTTGGGGCAGATGCGCCATTGGAAGTCAAAACAAATCCAGCCGTTCCGGTAGTTCCGGCCAAAGAAATAGTGTTGTTTACCCTTAAATCAGTAAATGTGCCAGCCAGCGGCGTTGTTCCGCCAATAGCCACATTGTTCATGGTTGATGCGGTTGTTGGATTTACAGTCAACGCGCCCGCAGGCGATATTGCAACAGTTCCAGTTCCGGTAGGACTAATTGCTACCGCAGCATTTGCTGGATTAATGTTAGTTGCTACATCAATAGAAACATTGTTACCACCACCGCCGCCCCATTGAATTTGAGGGGTTCCACTAGAATTTCTTAAATTACCACCGCCTGATCCTGCAGCATCAAAATTAGTACCTACAAAACCAGTAGTTGCGGTAACGGTTGTGCCACGAATTGTATTTGCAGTTGTATTACCAATGGTTGGGGGCGCGGATAAGTCTAATGTGCCGCCAAGTGTAAGGTTTCCGCTGCTTGTTACCGTTCCCGACAAACTAATGCCAGATACCGTTCCAGTACCGCCTACAGAGGTGACCGTTCCCGTGGTTGGTGTCGCGTATGTTGGTACGCCACCAGCCAAAGTTAATACTTGACCGTTGCTGCCAGCTGCTAAAAATGTTGTTGTTCCAGCGCTACTTTGATAGGGAATAGAACCAGTTGCGCCGCCTGCAAGGTTGGTGGCCGTTGTAGCCGTTGTAGCCGTGGTTGCAGTTGTTGCGGTGGCTGCGTTACCCGAAATCGAGCCGGTAATTGTGCTGCTGACTGTCAATCCAGATAGCGTACCAACCGCGGTAATGCCTGTATAAGAACCTGAAATTCTAGCAGTATCAATAGTTCCGCTAGTAACTTGGCTGCCTGCAATAGCAATACTTGTATTAGTTGCGCTAGTAATCTGACCTTGGGCATTGACTGCAATGGCTGGAACCGTGCTAGCCGATCCATAAGTATTGGCAGAAACACCAGTATTGGTAATGCTAAAAGTATTTGCTGCTAACGATAAACCGGTGCCAGCAAAATAAGCGCCAGACACTTGGAAGTTTGACCAATTGACCGCGGTAACTCCAAGAGTGCCGCCTGGCTGAATGTAGCAATACCAAGCTGAACCGGATAATCCACCGGAGGTTATAAAAACCAAAGCAGACACCAATTCGTCCCAAGTATTGGCATCTTCTGCTCTTGCCCACGCGCCCGCAGCTGCCACATAAATACCGTTTTGCGCTGCGTTAGTTTGGTCTTTTACCAATACTCGATCACCAGCAACGACTGCCACGCCATCAATTGTTTGTGCGCCTGATAGGGTAATGTTGGCCGTTGTTCCGGCACGAACTGGCTCTTTCCAAGAAATACCAGCCAATGCCGCGTCAACATAGGTTTTATTGGTTAGGTCATTACCGCCAACAGGCAGACTTGTTGCGCTTGCCGAGGTAAACGCCGCAGTTGACGGGGTTGTTGCCCCAATCGTAGTGCTATTAATCGTGCTATTGGTAATGCTTACCCCATCCAAATTAGGGTTTGTAGGGGCAAAAAACGGCGTTCCAGCAGGTCCAATTAAGTTAATGCACTCATACGGCGGCAAGGGCTCAAAAGTTCCTTGGACCGGCACTATATTGGTTGTTATAGTCTTTGCGGTGTCGTTGGACATGGTAAATCCCTTATTCGTTAGCTACGAGCGTCAAATAAAGCGTGTTTGTTGTTGACGAAATAGCCTTAATAAAAAAGTTGGGTCTTGGGCAATCAATAATAATTGGCAAAAACATACTTGGAGCCAAGATAAATGACCCGCTGCCACCAGTTGACGCAATCGCAGGGGTAGCCATATTGGAATCAGTTGTGCCAAAAGTAATCGCTGCCGTACCCGTTCCAGTATTTAGGATAGCCACACGAAATGCAAGGGTTGGCGTATCTGGGATTAGTTGTAAAGCGGATGATGCGGAAGTTGTAAGGTCCAGCCGATAGGTTGGAGAAAGAATTTTAAGGGAATCCATGATTAATCCTTATGGTTAAGTTTGTTTAATTATCCTACTTTTAAGCCAATTTCCAAAGTGTCCTTGAAAACATTTTAGTCCTATGTGACCCATTTCTATCTCTGGATCAACCCATACTTGGCCGCCAATATCTCGCCATCTAATACAAAAAGAATAATCCTCGCCAAATTTATATTTCAATTCTTCGTTATAAATATAGTCAAATAATGGATAAAACTGCTCTGTTTTGCATTCATGGTGAAATCCAGTCTTTGGATAGGCCTCAATCATTTTTGTTATGCAATTACGACTAATTTTCATAAATCCCGTGGGAGCGCATTGAACCTCCAATAATCCGGTAACCGGATCGGCCCATAACTCAGGTTTATCTAGGTAACGAACATTGTATTTTATGGGCTCTGCTCTTGAGGGATATATTCCGGCAACTAGATCAACGGGCGCGTCTACTAGCCTTAACAAAGCACCAGCTTGCCAGGCCACATCTGAATCTATAAAAATTAACTCATCGCAGTCGGAATGATAAAAATTAGTGGCAATTACGCCTCGACAATCGGCAATTAACGCATTTCCAATGTCATCAACTAAGGTAAATTTATCGCCTCTTTTGATTAAAGAGATTAAATCGGTAAATAAGGAACGCATTGTTCCCATATGAACTGTGCCAGTATAGGCCGGCATTGCAATCATAATGTGTTTCATGCAGTCTCCGTAAATGGAAAAAGCCACCCTTTATGGGGGTGGCCTTTCCAATCAAACAAACATTTTAAGCAGTAATGCCAATGTTTTTTAACGCTGTAATGATGGCATTAACAGCAGCTACCGTTTCAGCAGTAGTTGGGGTTGCAGCCAAAGATGTAATTGCAGCGGCTTGAACTACTGGAGTCTCGCCGTAAAAACCAACCTCACCTCCTGCAATGCCGAGTAAAACACCATCGGCTGCACTTCCGTTCATTAGGAAGTTGGAGGTTTGGGTACTTGCTGGTCCTGGATTTGACATGATTAGGTTCCTTTCCTATTAAGCTGCTACGCGGCAGGCGAGTTCTGGATAAAGCGGAGCCCAGCCGTATAAAACATCTAAACGGGTTGGGATGGAGTCGTTGTTAATGGTGTATTGACGCACCACACGAATCGACAAACCATTGTCCTTATCGCTTGCACGACCTGCAAAATGTACGCCGTCAGGCAATTGGAGGTCGGCTGTAGCCAGGGTAAACGCATTGCGATGGAATACCAAGTTCTGTGGGCTGACAATACCGGTCTTGTTGAACGGTGTGACAACTGCAGTTGACGAGGTAGACAATACGCTCACATTCTGGAACTGGCCAGCAGTAATAATCGCTGGGGAAACAGTTACAGATGCTGTGCCGCCAGAAGTGATGGTTGTATCGGCAGTAACTACAAAGTTACGCAATACATTACCACCGTATGGCTGGCGGTTCTGTGGGTTGACTGCGAATACACCAGCAATCTGAATCGTATCGCCTTGCTTCAAGTTGGCGTTAGCGGTTGCAGCTGCAATGGTAATTGTCGAGGTCTGAGCCCAGCCAGTTGTCAACGAACCAGTAAATGTGCTGGTGTTGGTAGACAATGTGGCGGTTGAGTAAGAACCATAAGTATGGGACACAATGTTTTGGTCCATATACCAGTTCATACCAATGGTGTCGCGACCCATCATTCCCTTTTCGTACTGACCAGAGATAGTGCCTTGTGGGTTAAAGAGACCTTTTAAGGAGCCAACAATCGAGGCACCTGTAAAGGGATCAACCACGCAAGAACGCTTGCCATCGCGGGGCGAACCTTCGCCGTCCAAATAAGCCTGGGCGGTTAGGAATGTTGCGATGTCAGATGGAACTACACCAGCTGTACCAACGGTATTAGCTGTGTTATCTACTGCCATTGTGGTGCCGTCAAAGTCAATTTTGTTGGCAATAGCAGCGATTGCTGGCTTCAAAACACGGTCAGAGAACATATCTAACGATAAGGTCAAATCTTGTGTTGTGAACTGCGTATCCACATGGAATTGAGTGCTGAGGGTCACAGGGGTTGAGGTCTCGTTGAAGTCCTCGACATTTAAAGCCGGTCCGGTGGTACCAATGAAACGGCCAGGACGGCGTACATTGACTGTGTTACCAATCTTTGCACCGATAACCGCAAATTGGTCATCATAGTTACGGTCTACACGACCAGTAAAGGTCAAACTGTTTTCCAAGACCATCAACGCCTCGTTGGTGATCATGGAGATGCTTAGCAAGTTATTTGCCATGATAATTCTCCAAATTAATTTTAAAGTTATCCGTCATCTAATCTTCCCAGAGGCCCTTGCAGCTTTCCATTGCTGGTAGGTGCCATGAAACTTACGGTCGGAATCCAAAGCAATATCACTAGGATTACCACCGGCTTTCAATGGGTTAATCGGTGCCGGAGCATTTGACTTCTTCGCAACAGGTTCTCTTACGCTCGGTTTAGTTGGCTCTGATTTCTCAAATTTAGCCTCTAAACGCCCGATGGCACGGAGTTGTGAAGTGATGGATTTATCCGCCAAATCACGAGCGAACTCTGGATTTTCGGCTAAGTAATATAGGATTTGTGGGCCTACATCACTCTCAATAATTGCATCGGTGACCGGTTGTGACACCGAGACATCGCTTGACGCAATCATTTCCTCATAATCCGGCAAATCTTGTTTCGCATTATCTAGTCGTTCTTGGAACTTCTGTCGCATCCGCGACTGTTCCGCCTCAACTTTACGAGCAAGTTCTGCTTGATCCCGCTCCCGCATCTTTCGATCAGTAGTCCACTCGGCCAGAGCCTCAGCATACTCTAGGGCATCATTAAATTGCGATGGGTCTGGTTTAGGGTCTGGTTCTTCCGATTTTGGCGGATTAGCCTTAGCTTCCATGTCCCTCAATCGCGCCTCAAGAGCCTCACGAGCCGTACGCTCACGATCCGCTTCTTGGCGGGCCGCTTCGCGCTGCTTGGTCAGTTCTGAAAACCGCTTCTCAAGTTTCGGGTTGTGCTTCTTTTCACCTGCAGCAGCCTCTGTTTCTGCCTCTGGTTCACTCCGCTCTTGCTCAACAACCGGCTCCGCTTCTGCGGCCTCAGTTGGAGTTTCCTGAGTGGCTAAACCAAGTTTTTGTGCATTAAACTCAGCTAAATTCTCATTTGTTACCAGGTTCGCAGCTTGTTTCCTTGCTGGTTCCTGCACTACTTCTGCATCGGACATGGATTAACTCCAAGAATAAACCCGATGAACCCATCGGTAGGTTAAATCTATTAGAAACTGTTTTTCGATAGTTGTCAACGAGGCCCCATTGGTACGCCAGGGATTGCAGGTTGCTCTAACGGCTGCGGTTGCATTTCTTGTGCTGCAAACTGCGCTGCCATTTGATCATCTATTCCAGGGTTCACCATAGGTTGCTGGGCAATCGCCATTTCTTCACGCAAAAATGGTGACTCATTCATATTTACTTCGCTCTCAGCAAACGAGGCAACTTGGCCTTGTTCCGCATCTCTGCGGGCCATTTCTTGCTGCAAAGCGCGTGAGTCCATGCCCTTTAGTAACAGTTTGGTAATAGCATCTAACTCGGTCCGGTTTTGGTCGGTTACTGCTTTCATGTTGGTTTGATTGACTTTAGCCTCATTAATGGTCTCGGTGTTGTACGCCCTAGAGGTAACATCCATGAGTTTGCGCTTGGTCTGGCCTTCTTCTTTCATACGCTGCACATCGGTTTGGTGTTGCAGGTTCAAGGTCAAGGCCGCAATCTGTTGTTGCATATCGGCAACCATCTTTTGGCTGGCCATCAACTGCATTTGGACCTGTGGCGGAATATCCGATTTCTCGTCAATCTTAGCCAATGGGTTCATAGCAGCTAGGCGGTCAGCAATAACATCTGCGCCTGGGAAGTCCATGTTGCGGAACACTAAATCACCCGCAGCTTGGAATAGTTCAGGGTTAGCCTGCAAGAGCGGGACCATAGACTCGACTGCCTCTTGGCGCTTGCTTTGGTAGCCTGGGCCTGTATCCATGTAAACATCGTATTCGCCCACAGTTACATCGTTAAGTATCTTTTCTGTACCGCTTTCATCCACGGCGCGCTGGTTAATCGTTACCATTTCGGGCTGGTTATCGTAGCCAATAATCCGCATGACCCGCTCTTTATCGTAAATCTTGGGGATTAAATCTAGGATTACGCGCCCAGTTTGCTTGAGGGAACGGGTCAGATTGTCGTAGTAATGGAAGTTCGACATATCAATCTGCATCTGCTGACCGCGAATAGCCTTACCAGACATATTGCCTTGGGCCATCATATTTGGGTCAAATATCCCTACTACGGTCTGCAGGTCATTGTTGATAGCGCTTGTGGCTTCAACGATTCCGGCAGCTGGTGGCTCTGGTTGCAGTCTGGTTGGCTGCGGCGCGGGTTGTCCCTCAATGTCTTTTTGCTTGTAACGCAATACTGGCGTGGCTTTGATGTTAGCCAAGTTCCATTCATTCTCATGGCCTTCGTCTTGTCCTTCTGCCAATAGCCATTTAGCCTTGGGCGCGAGAGCAACCGACTCAGTTAAGGCAGTACGCCAGTAGTTGTACATCCGCTGCGGGTCTTTAGCCATACGCACAATGCCGTACTTCTTGCGCTTATCGTCAACCACCAGTTGCTGGCCGTAGACGGGAATAATGGGGATGTACTTACCAATCCAAGTAGATTCCTCAAGGATTTGTAAGCCGGTTAGCTTGGCCCATTTGATGGTTTTGCGCATGGTTTCACGCTCGGCAACCACCTCAATACCGGCTGCCATCATCATGTCATCGCTGGGTGCGTCCTCTTTATAGACTTGCGTACCGTCTGAGAGCATGAGCAATTTGGTCTTTTTGCGCTCGGTATACCACCACTCAGCTATGCGAATGTCATCTTTCATAATCCAATCGGCCTTAAATTCTTTCTTGCTCATTACCTCAGTAATCAGGCAGCATTCGGCATCTGAGCCGTCTGGCATCTGACTGTTAGGGTCATAGTAAACAGTAAAAGGGTTGGCAATGGGTTTAATGTAGATTTCTTGGTCAAACGAGTCTGCCCGTGTGTAGTCGGTAAGAACCCGCCAATAACCCCAACCCATGCGTACGGCAAACTCAAAGGCCGTATCGTAGGCGGTATCTGCGTCCGAATTGACCTCAATATGCTTAAAAATGCCCGTCAAGATGTCCGCTACTTTAGCGTTGGCAGCCGAGTTCATCGAGTGCGCTTTCATGCGGGGTCTGGCTTGGCGCTGCTGGTTACAGACCTGGCGGATAAAGCCATCCAGTTTGTTAATCGTTAAGCAGGGTCTTGCCTCAAGGTTTCGAGAGTTCTGCACCTCAACTGGCCATTGATCACCAGATGAGAACTTAAGGTCATCCAGGGCATCCTGGCGATTGTAAGAGTCCGCATCATTGGCGAATCTCAAGAATTTTTGTGCGTCTTGTATACGCTGGTCGTTTGCCATAATCATCCCATCCATGATCCAGCCGGCTGTCGCACGGCTTGTTTTGTTACCGATTTACGGGGCTCATTCACCACTAATCCAAGATATTTAAACGCATCGGCACCGTGGGAATAAATGTCGTGCAGCGGCGTTTTACTGAATTGCTTGGTATCTGGGTCCACATCATATCGGTAATGTCTTAAACATTGTAATCCTTGATGGCAATTTTCTCTATCAAAATAACACTTGTTGAATATTGTTCTGGCTGCATTGATGGAGTCCGCAGTTGGAGTTCTTGGCACAATCTGCACCTTGTAACCTGCTGCCCTGACAATATCGGCAATCGAGCGCCCAGCAGCTGCCAGAGTTGAGTTCTCAGCATCATGCGGTAGCCAAATGGTGTCATAGTGATAGCCGAACTTCTGCATCTCGGCCATGTAATAGGACATGGTCTTTTGACTGTCCTCCATGTATCGGACCAATCTGATCTCAAAGCCTATAAATTGAACAAACCAAATGGCCGTATTATCCGACCAACCGAGGTCAAAAACCGCATGAACCGGTTTGATTGGGTCATAAGGTACGCGGGTAATGCGCTCCTCCAGGTCAGCACGGGTTATCTCATTGGCAAATACCGCTCCGTCTACGGTCTTACGGCATAGGCCTTCCCAGACAGTGTTGTAAGCCTCTGTGTCCCGCATTTGGAGGTTATCTTTTTCCTCCCGCAAGGTCATAGGAAACCAAGGGTTATCGCGCCAGGTAATTTTTTGGACTATCGCGTTGGTTGGGGGCGCGAGTACAAACCGCTGATATGTGTCATCAGTTTCTAGTTCCGGGTTAAAAGTAATCCATATCTCGGAGTTGTCCTTACGAATGGTCGGGATTAGGACATTCCAGCTTGTTTTAGAAACAGTCTGGGCCTCCTCAACCCAACAAATGTCTACGCCCTCAAAGGATTTGACATTGGTAATATTGTTTTTAAGGCCAATAAAGAAGAACTCTGAGCCATTCTTACCCCGAATACTGGTCTGGGTGACCTCGTAAAACGACTCTAATCCAAGACTGTCAATCTGGTCTGTCAGTAATTTGTGTACAGAATCTTTAATAGAGACCTGAAACTCACGGGCGCAAAGAATGCGAATAGGGTCTTTTGCTGCCTTAATAAGTAACGCTCTGGCAACTCCCCAAGACTTAGCGCCACCGCGCCCACCATAAAGAATCTTGTATCTCTTTGGCTCAAACAAAAAAGCCAGTTTTACGGGGAATTCTGCGTTGGCTACTGCTTTATCTAAAGTCTCAAGCATCTTGTGGTTTTACAAACATGACCTGAATACCAGATAAAAGCGGAGTTCCATCGGCGTTTTCTACTTGGTTTGTTTGAACGGCCTTACCATCCAACCGGTCAATGACCTCTTTCACAGCCCAGGCCTCGCCTTGTTCAGCTTGCGTAAC